CCATTGGTCTAGTCCTTTCTGGTGGGCGCCCGGCCTTTCGACCGGGCGCGTTTGATTACAGGGTTGCGGTGCCGGTCATGTTGATTTCGATCTCACGGCCGGACAGGGCGCTGTCGATTGCGTCCTCTAGGGCGCCGTCGATCAGGTCCCGCACCTTGTCCTCTAGGTCGCTGTCGAGCACGCTGCGCTCCTCTAGTTCGCGCACCCGCTCCTCGACCCGGTCAAAGCGCGCGTCAGGCAGACCCGTTGCTGTCAGGTCTTCTAAGACTGACTTGTGATGGACCTGCGTGTTTTCTAAGTAGCGGATCCGCGCGTCCATGGATTCGATCAGAACCTTTGTCGCCTTCAATTCGTTTTCCAGAGTCGAGATTACATCGACCAGTCCCGCGAACCCGACGACTGCTTTGCTGAATGCTTCACTCATTTTATGTTCCTTTCTTGAACCCGGTCTCATTGTGAAACCGTGTTTGCACAATAGCATTGACCGACAATATAGTCAAGAAGAAAAGATATCACGAAAGCGTGATGCTGCACTGCAACATGACGGCCGCGGGTCCCTTGGGGCCGAACGGATCTGAGGCGCGCGGGCCGCGAAACCCCGACCCCCCTGCGCGGGGCGCGGTCTACGCGGACCCCCGTAAAACCCGATTTTCCCCGGACAGTGAGCAACATAAAATTGTCCTGACCCCCCAATTTGACAATTGACGTCAAGGTACCGGGCACCCCATACATAGTAAAAATGCCCTTAGGATCCACGGACCACGGACCATGTTACAAAATCTCTGCTACACTCCCCTCCCGCCCTTGGTCCGTGGCGGCCTATAAGTCGCCTCCCCTCGGCGGGTAATGCTCACCTCCCTTGCGTTGCTAACGGACCACGGACCATGAACCTCACTCCGAAGATGGATGAAGAAAGCCTGAAAAAGCTTGCAAAGCTGTATCAGCGTCTTGGTCAGTTGGAGCAGTCACAGCAGGCCCGCGAGCACTTCCTTCCCTTTGTTAACGCCGTGTGGCCGGGGTTTATTGCAGGAAGGCATCACCGGATCGTGGCTGAGAAGCTGGAAGCCGTGGCCAATGGGACATTGAAGAGACTGATCATCAACATGCCGCCGAGGCATACGAAGTCAGAGTTTGCTTCTTATTTGTTCCCGGCGTGGTTCATTGGCCGCCGTCCGGATCTCAAGATCATGCAGGCGACGCATACGGCGGATTTGTCTATCCGTTTTGGTCGCAAGGTGCGAAACTTGATGGACGGGGAGGACTATAAAAAGGTCTTTCCTGATGTGAAGCTTAGGGCCGACTCGAAGGCGGCCTATCGGTGGGAGACTGACGATGGTGGCGAATATTATGCAGCGGGTGTCGGCGGCTCTATCGCGGGTCGCGGCGCGGATCTCTTCAGTGTGGACGACCCACATTCGGAACAGGATGCGCTGAGTCCGACTGCTTTGGAGAATGCGTGGGAGTGGTACATGGCCGGTCCCCGCCAACGTCTGCAACCGGGTGGGGCTATTGTTGTGGTCATGACCCGGTGGGGCGAGGCCGATTTGACGGCGCGTTTGATCAAGCAGCAGGCGAGGGATCCGAAGGCGGACAAGTGGGAGGTGGTCGAGTTTCCGGCCATTCTGGACAGTGGGGAGCCGCTGTGGCCGGAATACTGGAAGCTCGACGAGTTGGAGAAGATCAAGGCGTCGATTAGCAATTCGAAGTGGCAGGCGCAGTATATGCAGCGGCCGACTTCTGATGCGGCGTCGATTATTAAGAGGGACTGGTGGCAGGTCTGGGACAAGGACGACGTGCCGCGGTTGCAGTATGTCATCCAGAGTTACGATACGGCGTTTCTGAAATCACGGACCGCGGACTATTCGGCCATCCAAACGTGGGGGGTTTTCTTCCCAACGGAGGACTCGCCCCCGAACTGTATCTTGCTCGACGCCAAGAAGGGGCGGTGGGAGTTTCCGGATCTGAAGCGGATCGCTTTGGAGGAGTATAAGTACTGGGAGCCGGAGACGGTGCTGATCGAAGCGAAGGCGTCAGGTATGCCACTGACGCAGGAACTGCGGCACATGGGTATCCCTGTTGTAAACTTTACGCCATCCCGTGGGAATGATAAGCATTCTAGGGTCAATTCAGTGTCCCCTCTGTTCGAGTCGGGACTGGTGTGGCGGCCGGATACGTCGTGGGCGGAGGAAGTCGTGGAGGAATTGGCGGCTTTCCCCTTCGGTGAACATGACGATATGGTCGACTGCGCTACTCAGGCCTTGATGCGGTTCCGTCAAGGTGGCTTCATTGGGCATCCGGACGACTATCAGATGGAAACACTGAGGCGTCCATCAACTAGGGTCTACTACTAATGGCCATCTCCCCTCGTTCCAATATCGACAAAGGCCTCTTGGAAGCGCCGGAAATGCCCGAATTGGAGGGCGAAGAGATCGAAATGGAGGAGGACGAGGGTCCAGAGGCCCCGTATTCCATCGAGGAAGACGAGGAAGGTGGCGCAATCATCACTTATGGTGGTGAAAACGCCCGCGATATCGCGTCATTGGGCTTCGGCGACAACTTGGCGGAGGTCTTGGACGAAGGTTACCTGTCCGCGATCTCGAAAGAGCTGGGTCAGGCGGTCGAAGATGACGACGAAGGCCGTGAAGAGTGGAAGAAGGTCTACGAAGAAGGCCTGACTCTGCTTGGAATTAACTATGAGGACCGCACTGAGCCCTTTGAAGGGTCAACGGGCGTCACTCATCCCGTCCTGAACGAGGCTGTAACGCAGTTTCAGGCGCAAGCTTACAAGGAAATGCTGCCTCCGAACGGTCCAGTGCGTGCGCAGATCGTCGGTCAGGTCACTCCTGAGAAGGAACAGCAGGCGGATCGCGTCAAAAACTTCCTGAACTACTACATTACGAACGAAATGGAGGAGTACGACCCCGAATATGACCAGATGCTGTACTATCTGGGCTATGGCGGGTCGACTTTTAAGAAGGTCTACTACGATGGCGACGTGCAGCGCGCTGTTTCGCCTGTTATCTACCCGAACGACCTGATCGTTCCCTACCATGCGCGGGATATTCGCACCGCAGAGCGCGTCACGCACGTCCTGCGGATGACGCCCAACGAATTGCGCAAGCAACAGGTGTCAGGTTTCTACCGCGACATCCCATTGCAGGAGCCGACTGAGGCCGAGCGCGATCAGGTTGAGGAAAAGGTCGACAAAATCACGGGCGTGGAGCCGTCATCCAAGCCAGACGTCTACCGCCTGTACGAGATCCACACCAATCTCGATCTCGAAGGCTTCGAGGACGTCGATTCGAACGGCAGCCCCACCGGTATCAAGCTCCCCTACATCATCACGATGAATGCGGACACCGGCGACATCCTTGCTATCCGTCGCAACTACGATCCGCGTGATCGCAAGAAGCGTGCGCAGCAATACTTCGTGCACTACAAGTTCTTGCCGGGTCTCGGCTTCTACGGCTTCGGCCTCGTGCACTTGCTCGGCAACCTGTCGCGTAGCTCGACGTCTATCCTGCGTCAGTTGATTGATGCTGGTACGCTGTCGAACCTGCCTGCTGGTTTCAAGGCCAAGGGCCTGCGCATCCAAGACGAAGGCTCGCTGTTGCAGCCGGGCGAATGGCGCGATGTCGACGCACCGGGTGGATCACTGCGTGAAAGCTTGCTGCCGCTTCCCTACAAGGAACCAAGCGCAACGCTGATGCAGCTCCTCGGTTTTTGTATCTCTGCGGCTGAGAAGTTCGTGGGGACCAAGGACCTTGGTATGACCGACTCCAATCAGGAGATGCCGGTCGGAACCACGATAGCTTTGTTGGAACGCGGCAGCCGCGTGCTGAGTGCAGTGCACAAGCGCCTGCACTATGCGCAGAAGCAGGAACTGAAACTGCTGACCCGCATCATCAAGGACACGGTCGGCGCCTATCCGTATGACGTTGCCGGTGGCCGTGAGATTGCGGCGAAGGATTTCGATGATCGCATCGACATTCTGCCCGTCACCGATCCCAACATCTTCTCGATGACGCAACGCATCTCGCTTGCACAAGAGCAGCTCCGTCTTGCTCAGGCTGCCCCGCAGATGCACAACCAGTACGAAGCCTATCGTCGTATGTATTCTGCACTCGGCGTGCAGGACATCGACCTAATCCTGCCACCCCCTCCGCAGCCGCAGCCTGAAGGCCCGGCGATGGAGAACGC